TCGCTGATATGCCTCGGGGTGAGACTTTAAACACCATCTACGCCTACGTTGGTGGGTTCCTCCTGATCGGTACTGCGTTGGGTTCTCGTGTTGCCGCATTGAACGCTGATGCGACGTTGACGATTGGCCCGTTGGTGCACCTGTCGGATGATGGTGTGAAGGATTTTGTTGCTGTCGGGTCGTACGTTTACGCAGCCGTTGGCAGTAAGTGCAATAAGGGCAATCGAACTACTGCCCCTGGTCTTGTCCGCATTCACTTGGGCCAGAACCTCAATGACTCGGCGCTGGATTTCGCTCACGCGAACGACTTGTTCGTCGATGTGACTGGCTCATGTGAGTCTGTGACGTACTCAAATGACGTGCTTGTTCTCGGTGTGACGGGGGCGGCTGGCATCTACAAGCAGTCGTCATCCTTTGTGTCTGAGGGTTGGATTGAGACGGGTCGTATCCGTTTGGGTACGGCGGAGGCTAAGACGTGGCGTGACTTGCGGGTGCTTAATGTTCCTGACTCGGGTGGCTCTGTCATTGGCTACGCCAATCGTGACGAGGGAACCAGTAACCCTGAGACGTGGCAGCAGGTGGTGTTCACGGATGGGACTCGCTATGACCGGACGGGCAAGGTGTCGTCTAACCCGAATGAGCCTGCGACGGATTTGTTCGTGGCGTTGGAGTTGACGGCTTCTACTGATTTGAGCCAGTCCCCTGTTGTCTCTTCGTACAACTTGAGGGCCATTCCTGCCCCTTCCAGGACACGCTTGTTGAAGGTCCCGGTGATGATGTTTGACCGTGAGACGGATAAGGCCGGAAGTGTTATGGGCTATGAGGGCTATGCCTTCGACCGTTTAAACCTGCTGGAAGCATTGGAGCAGGAGTTTGCTGTGGTTCCTTTTACGGACTTCACGACGGACGAGAAGGTGAATGTCTACATCGAACGGGTGTCGTACACGAGGACCACTCCCCCGGCGGCTAACGACGGGAATAACGGTGGGATTGCCACCCTTTTGTTGAGGATAATCTAAGACGCTAGAATATGCAGGGTGTCACTCGGCCACAGGAGCACCCTGAAAACCCGTTAGCGTGGCTCTCAGGGCTTATTCGGGCTGGTCTGGCCTCTCCTCATACTGCATCTTTTTGTAGCGTCGGTAGGTCCGGCCCCCTTGGGGGGTCCGGCCGACGGATCGGAAGTCATTTATTGGCTGGTAACAGGAAGGACACAAGTCGACAGTGAACTCCTGACGACGGTGTTCTTTGATGACTACGGTCAAGGCGTCACTTGCACCACACGGGTCGCATACTTTTGTCGTCACATCTGCCATGCCAGTTACGTTACCAGTCTCAAGCCTTGAGACGAGTCGCCTTCATCCGTGTCGCGCACATTGGTGGGAAACATCGGATTACCGGAAAGGATGTTGTTCCTTTCCACCCGCTCAGAGTCAACGCCGATGTAGTGCTCGGTGATCCTGGTGTCGGAGTGGCCAAGCATGGAACTGACGCGCATGAGGGCACCGCTGTGACCCTCGGCTCGTAGTGCGTTGAACCATGCGCGAGCACCACTGCGACGCAGGGTGTGTTCCCCCTCCCCGGGTGCATCTAGGTCAAGAGCGTCAAGGGCACGCTTGGCGGGGCGGTAGGGGTGGCTCATGGGCCGCTCAGGTCGCAACGGGGTTGGCCCATCCAGGAGTACCCGCTGCCCGTCGACCCACGTGAACTTCTGTGAGAACTTGGCTGGCACAAGGAACCAGTTGGGTTGCAGGTCGCCTTGATCCTGCCGGTACCACGACAGGTACCTGTCCAGTTCTTGCCGTAACTCTTGGCACATCGGGAGCGTGTCCTCGTCTTGTGTCTTGTGCCGGTAAATGTGCACGGTGGCATCAGTGAAGTTGACGTCCTGAATCTGTAGCGTGCGCAGTTCGCTGCCACGCAGGAACAGGAATAGTCCAAGTGACACAACTGCACGGTCACGTGGATGCTTGGCTGCATCCAACAGGGCAGGAAACTGCTCCACTGGTACGCGCATACGACTGGTCCGTGGGACCCTGACGTTGGACAGGTTCACGGTGGGATCGAAGTCCCGTGGGACCATGCGTACCCGGCGCATCCACTGGAAGAACAGGCGCAGGTTGCTGATGTAGAGGTTTCTGGTCCTGGGTGACCAGTCATACGTTGATAGAAGAGTATCCATATCGGATGCGTTTAAACGCTTCACGGGCTTGTTGCCCCACACAGGTGCTGCTTTACGCAGCACTTGGGTTCGGTTCTTGATCGTGTTCGGTTTAAGACCAGACGCCTGCAAGTGATCCATGTATTGGCTCATCGCGGCTGAGTAAGAGAAATGCAAGGTATCCTCCGGTGGCTAGATTGTTGCAATGCAGCATATCACAACATTAGTGATACGTGGGCACCTCGGAGGACATTGGTGCCCTGGGGTTCAAGTCCCCCCTCGGACACAAAGTGCCGCTATGAGGCGCTTTTTGACCCTCGGTAGTTAGTTAAATAACAAACTACCGGGGGTTCTTTTTTTATTTGCAACGTAGTGCTATTCTATTGTTACGGGGATCGCAATGAAGGAGGAACCATGGCTCGGGCTAGGTTAGTTCCAAGCGATCAAGAACTCAAACGGTTACTTGAGCGTGGCTTTACCCACGACGACATAGTTGAACACGTATGGGACAAAGAACGTAAGCGAGTAAGTCGGTCTACTGTGTCGGCCGCCATATCTAGGGCAGGACTATCTGAGACACAGAACCGGTACACCGACGAGATACCTTGGCGAGTCAGCGGCAAGCATCTGCGTGACTATCAGCCCAGGATGCTGCGGCTCTTAGGCCGCAGGCGTGCGGGAGAAACGCTGAACGATTTGGAAGAGTCACGATTGGACAACTGGCTTCAGATGTTAGAGAACGACAACGCGGTCGTCGCATACGATCCCGAAGTCGGATTCGGGTACGTCGACAGGGCACCCGAGGACCCGACGGATGTTCCGATCCATAAGACACACATAAGGTTTATTGAGTAACTCCCGCCTTGCGGCGGGATACCCCCTTGCCGGATTCGAGACTAGGAATACGCCCCCCCCCTACCCCCCCAGGATTTACTTGGGTTGGCAGAGGGGGCTTCCTAGTTTCGTCCGGCTCATGTGCCGTCATCTCAACTGAGGTTTCCGCCCCACGGATGTTCCGCACCAATATTGTCCAGCCGACACGCCGTCAATGCAAGGTAACTTTAACCGTTTTACAGCGTCAAACCGTACGTTGGCAAACTATTGATGCACGAACCCTTGCATTGCAGGGTACCGTCACTGTATCTTTGTCCCGCAGACCGGAAATGCTTGATTAGATATCCGACGCGGGGAGGCGCAATGGATAGTGTGATGGACTTCACTGGTTTTGGTGGCGCGACCGTGCTGAGCAGTCGGCGTGCCGACGGCACGATCATGGTCATCGCCCACCCAAGGGCAAGCAAGCGTGATTGGGACCGGGTATGGAATCGCCTGCCGGACATTGAGGTTGAAAAGTTCGACTACCACATCAGGCCCGACGGTACAGAGGTGTACGTCATTACTCCTGCCGTGATGGTGCTCCCCAATAGGCGGGTGGGTTAGGCCCATGACCGTGAACATGCTGGATCAGACTGGACGGGACTACCTGTCCTTCTCGTCGCTGTCCACGTACGCCGACTGCGGGGAACGCTTCTATTGGGAGCGCGTGCGAAGCGTGCGCACCGATCAGGGCTGGTGGCTGCCAGCAGGCTCTGCATTCCATACCGCCAGTGAGTGGCTGGATCGTGGGACCACGCTGACGCCGGAACTGGTATGGAGCGACGCCTTCCGCATGGAACTGGACCGCCTAGACGAACTGCCTACTAAGGCAGGGGGGCGAGCCTCCAAGGAGTTCCCGAACAAGGAGGACGCCGACTTCTGGAACGCCAAGGCTCCGCAGTGGTTAGCCGATTACGTCAACTGGCGCAATGAAATGTTCGATGCGGGATGGTCCTGGTTGCAGGTACGCGGTGAGGACGCCATTGAGGTGCCCGTCACGGCGACGCTGTTCGACGTGGAGGTCAAGGGCTTCATCGACCGGATCATGGTGTCCCCCGATGGGGAGGTTCACGTAGTCGATATCAAGACCGGCAGCCGTGAGCCAGCCAGCCTGCAACTGAACGTGTACCAGCATCTGCTTGAGGTCGTCCATGACGTGCACGCCAGCCACGGTGCGTACTACATGGCACGCAAAGGCACCACTACTGAGCCGAAGTCTCTGTCCATCTCCATGGAAACCATTGCCCGGTATTTCGCATCAGCCAAGAGAGGCATTGAGTCAGAGATTTACCTGCCCAACGTGGGGATGCTGTGCGGGACGTGTGGAGTGCGCCAGCACTGCTCTGTTTTTTCGGAATGAATGCAAGGTATCACTAGAGTAGAGAGGAAAACCCAATGAGTGCACCTGACTCAACCGTCATGCAGTTCAACTTCAAGACCCCGAGTGGTGGTTTACACAACATCTACGCGGAGTCAGTGGCCGAGGCCACCACTCTCCTGGCGGAGTTCCAGGCCGAGGTAGTGGCTGCCATTTACGAAACCGAAATGAAGATCAATGCCGCTTACGCGGTCGCCTCACCCAGCAGCACACCCACCTTGCCTGGTGCTGCCAAGGCCGCCCCCGTCGCTGCTGCAACAGCGGCCCCCACAGGGGACGTGCCACTTGGACCCGACGGAACTCCACGGATCGCCAAGTCCGGCGTTTCTGCTAAGGGTCCATGGAAAGCATGGATGACGAGCGCCCGTAAGGGTGAACCTGGCTATGCCGAACCCATCTGGATTCGTCGTGGCAGTCCAGAGTGGGACACCCACCCGGCGTAGTCAGGTCCACAGACGGTGCGGGGTCGGGGCTTACCTCCTTTCACCCGACCTCGCACCATCCACGAAGGAGGCAACATGAGCGACAAGTGGACGTGCCCCCACTGTGGGGCCGAGGTCAAGCCGTCAGGCAAATACCTCATGCGTTGTTTAAACACCGAATGTGATCGGCAGTATTCGTGAGGCTTCTCAGCCGAGCCATTACTCAGCGGGACGTGAGCGCCCCGGCGCTGCCCAACATGTTCACGTCACTGCACGAGCGTGGCATATCCATCCGTAGCGGAGAGGTGTCGATGCTTGCTGGCCTGCCAGCCGCAGGCAAGTCGATGTTCGCCCTCGCCCTTGCTGTCCGCAGCAAGGTCCCCACGATCTACCTGTCCGCTGACTCCCACCTGCACACACAGTCGATGCGTCTGATTGCACTGGCGACAAAGACTGAACAGTCTCAGGTGGAGCAGATGATGGAGGACAAGGAGTGGGCAAAGGAGTCGCTGCTTGAACAAGACTTCATGCGTTGGTCGTTTAACTCAGCACCCACGGCCAACGACATTCACGAGCAGGTCGAAGCACACATCACTCTTACCAGCCGACCACCGGAACTATTCATCGTCGACAACCTGACCGACTGCGTGGTCGATGGTGACGAGTTCGGTGGCATGAGGTCATTTATGAAAGACCTCAAGTTCGCTGCACGAGAGTTCGGCATGGCTGTGCTGGTGCTGCATCACACGTCCGATGCGTACACCCTGGGTTACAACCAGTGCCCACCACGTCAGTCTTTGCAAGGCAAAGTTTCACAGACGCCAGCCCTGGTGCTGACGGTGCGTGCACAAGAGGACGGGTTTCTTGCTGTGTGCCCGGTGAAGAACAGGTATGGCCGCTCTTCCCCTGACGGCAACGATGCGACTTGGTTCACGTATGACCCTGCCCGATGCGTAGTCGAAGAGATACCCGGTCAGGAGTTGCTACATGTCTAGCGCGTCTAAACGCAAGGGGTCGATGTATGAGAACCAGTTGGAGCAGTGGTTCATTGATAACGGCTACGACACTCAAAGGCTGCGACTATCTGGCAAGGAAGATCAGGGCGACCTACACACGCGCCTGTCTGACAAGTCATATCTGGTGTGGGAAGCCAAGAATCGCAAGCAAACCAATCTTGCAGAATGGGTACGTGAGGCTGACCTAGAGGCAGCCAACCATGAGGTCAAACGCAAGGTGGAGTCTTGGCCTGCCGTCGTGCACAAGAAACGCATGGGTTCTGTTGGGGAGTCCTACGTCACGATGCCATTGGCCACGTTCATGGAGTTCTTGCGAGCGAAGGGGGTCGTGTGAATGACAACGACCTGGACCTGGACATTTACGCGATCCTCGAACACTACGGCTGGACGCTCCCCGCTCCCCGAGGACCGTGGGTCAACGTCCGCTGCGGTGAACATGATGATGCTCATGCGTCGGCCACGATTAGTGCTGATGCGGGGGCAGTCATCTGCCACGCCTGCGGTTTCAAAGGCAGCGCACTCTCCATCGTCATGCGAAAGGAAGGTTTAAACGCACGTGATGCTTACAGCCACGCAGCGCGACTCTCTGGAAGAGACGACGCTGACCTACGCTTCTCATCTGCCACAAGCCCTCGCCTATCTGGACAGTCGGGGAATCTCAGAGCGGACCGCCCGTACGTACCGCCTCGGCTACGTGCCTCCGAATCACAGTCTCCCCGGCGACGAACAGTATGAGGGACGCATGGCTATCCCCTTCATCACGACTGGTGGTGTGGTTTGTGTGAGATACCGCAGCATCGACCACAGCGAACCGAAGTATCTGACTCGCGCCGGGGACGAGTCCACTCTGTTCTCCGTCACCTCGCTACTGGATGACACGGACACCATGGTCATCACCGAAGGTGAGATTGACGCTATGACCTTGAACCAGATGGGTATTAGTGCGGTCGGGGTCAGTGGTGCGAAGGCGTGGAAGCGGCATTACAGGCTCTTGTTTGAGGACTACGAACGAGTCATCGTCGCCTGTGACGGCGACGCAGCGGGGAGAGATTTCGGTCGGCAAGTGACCGACCAGATACAGGGAGCAACTGCAATCTCCATGCCTGATGGTGAGGACGTCAACAGCGTTTACACCACGCACGGTGAGGAAAGCGTACGAGCAATGTTGAGGTTGATATGAATGGACAAGGCGGAAGCACAAGCAATGTGCGAGTTGTTACACCGGATCGGATTCACAGTCCTGAGCGTGGACCTGGACAGGGAGACGCTGACTATCCGACCGCTCCCGACGAAAACATGACGAGCCAGGAACTGGCCGCCTTCCAACAGAAGTTCAGTGAATGGTCACGGCAACGCATACTGACCGACGGCTTACGTCAGTACGACCGTGGTGATCGCCAAGCGTTTGAGGACCTGGACTTCCCCACCCTCATCACGTACGCACAGGAAGAACTGGCAGACATTGTGAACTACGCAGCGATGTTGTCGATCAAACTACAACGATTGAAAGAGTCAGTATGAGTGACGACCTGATCTTTGTAATACCCGATCTTCAAATACCCCTGCAATCGAAGGGATTTTGCGATGCCATGGCGCAGTGCATTGACGATAATCATGGGCGCATCAGCAGAGTTATCACTATCGGTGACGAGTTGGACTTTACGAGCATTGGACGATGGAGTGACGGCACTCCTGCGGCGTACACGAAAGCACTAGGGAAGGAACGTGACGAGTGGGTTCAGGTCGCCAAAGACCTGCAAGTCACGGACACTATCCGGTCCAACCACACTGACAGGCTCTACAACAGCGTCATGCGGAAAGTCCCTGGATTGCTGGGCGTACCGGAGATGGAACTGCCGAACTTCATGCGCCTACCGGACCTCGGTATCACCTTCCACCCGAAGGGGTTGCGTTTAAAGGACTTCATTTTTTTGCACGGTGATGAGGCAGGCACCAGCCAGATAGCAGGGACCACGGCGAAGAACCTTGTCAATAAGACTGGTTTAAACGTGGTGTGTGGTCACACTCATCGGGCGGGGATCGTTCCTTACACGACGTCGATCAACGGCAAGGTCACTCGGACTTTGTTCGGTATCGAAACCGGTCACTGCATGGACGTGAGCAAGGCTTCCTACGTTAAGACACACAACTGGCAGCAAGCCTGGACTGTGCTGTATCCCACGGGTTCGACGTTTACACCAGCCCTCATGCCCGTCGTAAAGAACGGCTTTACGTTTGAGGGCACTCGTTATGAGTGGTGAACGCAACGTATCTCTTGTACCAATCGTGGCACGCAACGTGACCAAGGTCGCCAAGCGTGTGGCTCGGTCGCACGAGGGCTACACATCGACCGATGACCTGATTCAAGAGGGCTGGCTGTGGGTCCTGGACCATGAGCAAAAGGTGTGGGACAACCTGGATGATGAAGCCATGGCAGACAAGGCATTCGACCGTTGGATTTACGCACGCTTACGCACACACATGCACCGGCATTGCATTAAGCAGCGCATGTTGCAGGATGGTACGAAGCCTGGTGACTACTACGTTTACACGTCCGCTGTGATCGAAGCCCTGATCCCCGATGCTTTCGATACGGAACCCATGCCTGGTGGTAGCAGCCATGATGTGAACGTCATGCGTGGCAGGCGTGCACCGAATGAGGGCAACGAATACATCACCATGGTCGCTGACATTCAGCAGGCTTTGCAGCACTTGGATGATGCTGATTACCAATACATCCAAATGCGTTACGGCGATGGTGGATTGTCGACCGAAGTAATGGCCGTGCATTACGAGGTAACTCAACGAGCCGTACGGTTCCGTTTAAACAGCATCGTTCGGAAGATGCAAAAGTTCTTGGACGGAGACAAAAAGAAACAGAGGCGCTACTCCAAGAGCAACGCCTCCGCTATCGCCTCCACCTCTCGCATGGAGGACGGTTCGTTCTAAGTGCCCCGTGTGCGCAGGAGCCGGGGCCACGCTCCCAACCACCACATCGCAGGTGAAAGGAGAAAATCCCTGCGTGGGTTGCGACTTTAGAAAGGAACCGTCAGTTCCTGGTGAAAGGCAATGCGCCTCACCACTGCGTCCAGTTCCTTAGCCTTAAGACCAGGTGTCGAACCGTCAGGCTTGCCTGGTCCGGTGACGATGACGTCACCCACAATCGGGTGTCCACTGCGGCCTAAGCCCCACGCAATCTCGTTGATGGGTAGGCCCTTGGGGATTCCTTCATCATCGACCCACATCAGCAAGTCATCTTGAATGCGAACGACGTTGCACATGGATGCGACTTCATCCCGTAGCCGACGTGCTTGAGCCTTCTCGTCACGGGGCCAGTTGTGCACCGACCACGTTCCGTCCGTCTTAATCTTGACGTACTTGAGCATCAGTCATTTCCTTTCTGTTCGTCGAAGAACAGGCCACTCTCTGAGTACGGCTTGAGTAGGGCGCTCCCCTTCTCTCGCTTGCCTGAACCTGCATGGATGTATTCCTTGCCCCTCTTTGCTGCCCTGCGTTGAGCACGGTTCAAGGGAGGCTGCTTAACGATCTTGTAGCGACTCACTTGTCCTCCTTGTCATGGCACTTGCACTTGCAAATGAGATACCCTGCGTTGCGCCCGTAGCAACGGTCATGGTCCGGCTCTTGACCTACCCACTTCTTGCAGTACGCCGATACAAGTTCGTGCCGCTTCCAGTTCTGCATGAATGCAGCCTATCACACTTGCCTGTCATCACCTTGCACCGGGTCCCATTCAATGTCGCCGCACGTGACGAACTCGCACGACGCAATGTCACCCTGTTCCCCTTCCTTGATGACCACGTACTCGTCGCTCAAGCACTGCGGACAGGTCAGGTTTAAACGCACTGGCTCGTATGCTCGTTCGATAAGTTCTTCCGCTGTCGGCTGGTTGTTGGCGGTGTCATCTACGGGAGTCGGCAGTCGCAGTAGCGACCCGCACGATGGGCACATCCCGTCTGTCAGGTACAGACCAGGGAGCCTTGTGTCGGGATCGAACACGACGCACGCATAGAACATCGTGTTCCCGCACAAGCACTCATGGGTTGGTCCTGCCCACCGATGATCGTCAACAATCTTGCCCATTGAGAATGGGTGATCTAGCACGTCCAACGTCCCCCGTACCAGTGGAACTTCCCTGCCCACGGCCGATCGGCATGGTGCCCGTCAAGGGTGCGTCTAAACGCACTCGTCTGGAGCCACGGGTCCCACTTGTGCACTGATGTTGCTCGCAACTCACGCGCAAATGCTCGCTGCTCTTTCATGGATTCGGTAGAAAGATACGTTGCAATGTCACCACTGCGTACCATCCAATAGGTCGCTCCATTGGCCAATGGCTGGTTCATTTGGTATGCACCCAGGTACTTCCGTGTTGGATTGCGGGACCACCAGTGGCTGTTGCTCTCACGCATACGCACGCAATGCTCATACTGCACGTAGTAGTGCGGCAGCGGGTAGCCACTCGGGTCGGTTGAGGACTTATGGTTTGCACTGGCTTCGGGTGCCATGAACATGGACGCACCCAAGATTACGGGGAGCACTACGGCTGCTACTCGGTCAGACCTACGTTTAAACATCGGCATTACCTTCCTCGTCGTGCTTGTTTATTTGCAGGATCAGGGCGTTTGCGTTCTTGCTGGCTGCAAAGACCACGCCCTTGTCGATTGCTTTCTTGGCTGCGTTCTTGGTAATGAATGGGCCGTGCAGGTGGACGCATACACCTGGGTCAACGACCAGCACGTACCAGTCGGTCCTCTCGGCACGAAGTCGATCTACTGTTCGTAAGACGTCAACCGCCAGGTCGTTGGCACTAGGCGCGGGACTGTCCAGGATCGTGGCTATGGCGTCACGTTCTTTCGGCCGGATAGCCATTAACTGACCTCGTTAAGTTTCTTGGTGGCGAGCCGTGCTTTCGCACGCTGCTGTTCTTTCGCCTCGGGGGATTCAAACCGGGCGTAGTAGCACTGCGAACAGTTGATGCTGTAAACGTGGCGGTACGGGTCATCTACTGGCTGTGCGACTCGCACAAAGTCGTAGTCCGGCTTGAGGTCGTGACCGTTCTTGCACTTCTTAGGTGACTGGTGACGCCAGTCCTCGTTTAAACCAAACCAGTGGGTGTTCGTAGGTTCGACGACGCTGACCTTGAGTCGTCGTCGTATGTCTGCTCTTTCCTCCGCTGTTGTGCCTGCCCAGAAACCGAACTCTTCTTGGTGCACTGACCAGTTGAGGCACTGCTTGAGGATCGGGCACGTGCTACACATCCCCTGCATCTCGGCTAGTTGCCTGTTGGTGGGGTACTCGGTGAAGAACAGGTCGTACTCCCCCGCGCACGCCGCATGTTCGTAGTCGATGGTCGGCATCAACGCTGCAAGGAGCCAGCCGTAGCGTTCGTGTAAACGCCACGACCAGCGCCTCGGCCAGACGCCCAGGTGATTGGGTTTCGTTGCTCCCGGTGGTTGCTCAAACGCGATCCGGTCATGTGACTTGCGTCCCAAGGCTGCTCCCAACTTAGATGGATACGTTGCAATCAGATCTAACGACCGAACTTGGTCCAGTCGCCATGGCTAATGGACAGGAATCCAACCTGCGGATCGGGGAACACAAACGCAAGCGCGTCGATGCTCGCAATCTCCGGTGCCAGGTCGTCCAACTGGACGCTCACCCACTCGGTCACGTACCCGGCACGCTCTTCCATGCCACGCACCTGCGCGAGCACCTGGGGGTCACTGATCCAGGCCACCTCACCCACGACACTCTTCTGCCAACTGTCCTGGGAGCGCACCATCCATGGATACGCTGCATTGAGGTCGTTTACACGCAACTCATACTGCGCGACAGAAGGATCGGTCTGCGCTGGCACCAGGTCGATGCCGTCCAGGAAGTGCGGGTTCAACGGCTCCCCCGTACGCAACGTGCCGTACACAAACAACGGCACCGGTCGATTCCTACTCGGTGTGATTCTCACTGCTACCCCTTTCTACGTCGGCTATTCCTAGGTCGTGCATGGCGGTCACGAATGCGTCGTCGTCCATCCATTCGTGGATCGACAGAGGATCGCTACCGTCTACCAGGTGGTACCGCCATGCGATCGCACGCTTCACGTCAGCGCGTGCATCCTTGGTCCACTGAGCCTTGGCCAGCAGGCGAAGCACGTGGGACGCATCACGCCCCACGTACTCGCTGCCACTGGCAAACGTCAGTCGAATCATGGATAGCAGGGTACCACACCTGCGCAACAGACTCATTACTGCGACTCGCCCCACATCAACTGTTCGTCAGCCTCTGCCATCATCTCAGCGACTGCCTCCCGGTCATCCCACTCCCACTCAGAGGGAGACACGGGCGTGACCTCGGGAGCATTAGTGTAAACACCATTGGCGAAGTCATACCCTGCAATGACGTGCGGCTTAGCAGTGCGACGCGCCTTGCCCTTGCCCTTGGACTTGGCCTTGCCCTTTGCCCTGGACTTGGCAGCACCGGTACCCAGGGTCCAGCGGTCGGACTCTTTGGACTTGGGACGTGATGCGTTTACACGCACCCGTGGTGCAGCAGGCACCGGCTCGAACAACTCGCTCGAAACGATGACGCCCTGTTGAATCTGCAAGTACGTACCCTCGGGTAGGTCTTGCGTCCACTCCAACTTCACACCTGCCGCATCGACTGCTTCCTTGAGAATGTGCATCGTTGATCCGTAGACGAACGATCCATTCTTGGTCTGCCCCACCGCTAACGGTGAGCCATGACCACGTGCCAGGTGCAGGGTTTCCACACTGTCCCGGGTGTCGTACCAGGCCAGAGCAATGCGACCGTGCAGCATCTCTAACGCATCGGTCACCGGCAGGTCACCGTGTGCCAGCAGTGCGAAGATTGCTTCACTGTCGACCTCACCATGACGGTCGACGTCATCGCCCAGCATGGCGAACAGGTCGTCGTCGTGCCCGTAGTCCAGGGTCCCGTTGTGGGTGCCAATAATCGTGCCCTGTTTGATCGGGTGATTATTGAGCGGGTTAGCGGGTGAACCCTTGGTCGCATACCGGGTATGCAGGATGCGCGACGTCGCCTCGGACTTGTGGTGCCCGTGCTTGACCCACGTCGATGCGGGCACTGCGGCTTTCTTACTGCGCACTTTGCCGTTACTGAGCCACGCTGCACCACTGGCGTGCTTGCCACGTGCCTCACATTCCATGAGCAGATACCCGGCCAACAGGTCGGGGTCGATCTGCCCGTGATCCTTGGGGTTCAAGCAGAACCCACCGATTCCACACATAACTACCGTCCTTTCGTTTCTTACCGATAATGAATGCAGTGTATCACACCTGTATGTCAGGCATGTTGTAAGCAGAGATGTTGACCAACGTCGGATAACGACGGACGAGGAAACAGAGGGTGCGTTTAAACGCGCACCCTCTGCTCCTGCCACCAGCCACTTCCCAGGTGACGGACCTCCACCCGTTGCACCTCATACGTCGGTGCCGGTGGTGTCTCGGTCCGTTGCTCCGGCTCCCACCACAACACGTCCAGGACCCACGAACCACCGTTGCGGTCGGGTCGGTGCGTCACTGCGGGACGTAACCGTTGCGGGTGCCGGTCGGGATGCCAAGTGCGGTCCAGAATCGACACGGCGTTTAAACCCATGTGACCACTCGGCCGCCACTCGTACCGCTCCTGGAAACGACGCATCACCTCGTTCTGAAAACGGTGCACGATCTCCGACACGGTGTTGAGGTTGCGCGTTTCTTCGCTCCCGCTCCGCATTCTCCCGCTGTGAGGTTGGAACATCCACGACACTTGCCAATAGGGTTGGCGGTCATGCGACACGCGACGTGTCACCGACACGTCGGCCCAGCGTGGCCTTTCCATCGCCCACCACCGACGGTTCCGATCCCACACCGAATAACCGTCAAGTGCCTCGGGAATCACCAACTGCCACCGTTGATACCGGGTGAACGAATCACCCTGCACGTCAACATTCCGGTCCTCTGCCCGATGCCACCGGAGATGGTCGGCGGCCACAATGTCCTGCCCGATACGCCTAGGCATGTTTAAACACTCCCCTTCGTTGTCGATCTAGTCACCGATCTGGCAACCATTCGGGAACCCCGACCCGGTGAGCCGGGGTCCCCTGATGGTGGTCAGACGCGCTGTAACGAACGCAGACGCGCCAGCCGGTCCGTGGTGGCCGGTGCCACCGGGTCGGTCGGTGCAGGTGCAGACGGTGCCGGTGATCCGGTCCCCCGACGCTCCGCCCATCGACGGTGATCCTCTGAGAGGAACCCCATGTCGACCAACCAGGACAGGTAGTCGCCATTCGTCGTGCGATACGTTGCATTCGACTCCGCGTGCAGACGGGTGGCACGGATGTATCCGACCCATCCCATGATCTTGCGGAAGTTGATCGAACCGTCACGTTGCCGGACCTCAAGCGTTCCTCGCTCAAGGAACCATTGCGTATTGACCGCGTAGCCGTGAGACGACGCCACGCCCGTCAGTGCCCGGGCGTCACCCGATTGGGCGGCCGTTACGAACCGATCCCATGCGGACCCCGACAGGACCGCGCACCATTCGGAATACCGGCCGCCACGTTCCCGACCGGACCGAACCAGGGTGTCGGTCACGTTCTGGCGAGAGGACCAGATACGTCCCCACCTGGCGAGAGCATCCTGCCCGATGGATGCCATTTCCATGTGCACGTGCAAACCGGCCGTGCGACGTGCACTCTGTGGCCGGAGGACCCGTGCGCCAATCTCATTCAGCACCCGGGTGACCGTCGCCAGGTCCTCAAGATGACGCGGGTCATCCCACGTCAGGACCGGTGACACCACCTCAACTTTCCACGGAAGGCGGCCATTCGTCGGAATGGTCACGTCATCTTTCACCTGCCATTTCGTGTAGTCCCGACCGGAGTACGAAGCGGGAATCGCAGGGATGTTTAAACCCGCTGCATTCAACGCATCTGCCACCTGCGAATGGCGCAACGGTGACGCCATTTCCAATTCGATCCCAAACGTGAGCGCCATGACTAAGCCACCTCCGTCAGACGGAGCGAGCACGGAATGCCGGTCCCATTCGGATGATCCCGGCCGCACAGAGGTGCGCCAGATTCGATCTGAGACGACGACAGGCGAACCCGCACATCGTCATGGATGCTGCACGACACCAAACGCATCCGACTCCCGGTCTGTCGACGTCGACCCGATTGGATCGCTTCGGCCGGGTAGTCCCCGACCTCCGCCACGTAGTCATCCACCTGCCGGAAGATGCCTTCGGCGCGAGCGTCCGTCGGGTTCACTGTCCACCCGTCGACGATCCATCCACGTGACCGGAGGAACCCTGCCCTACGGTCCGTCAATCGACCTGTGCCGACGATCCGTACTCTGTCGATCAGGTACGCCAGGACCGTCGCCACCTCTGCCGACTCTGCCAACAAAGGCGACACAAGCAGCACAGTGCGCCCATCTTCGTCACGGCCGATATCGGCCACACGTCCCGACCTGGCACGCTGCGCCGGGTAGGACGGAAGAACCGCGAGCGGCTCTCCATTCGTCATGCGGCTCGCCAAACCGGCAAGCCATTGTTCCCGATTCATCGGGTCCCCTTTCGTTGTGTCGGACCACCTGTCCGATTCCCACCATTGCAAGGTACACCATGCCCGATGTTCGGCACGTTGAAACGCACACATTCGCCCGATCATTTCTCCCACCTCCGATCCCGCCAGGTGGGTGCACTGACTGTCCTACCGGCCGTTCCTGGCATTTCGTGGCACATGGTGGGTGGCCGGGTCGATTCGTGTCGGAGGTGGTCGGGATGGGTGGGGAACTTGAGCGGCAATCGACCGGTGTCGGGATCGAAAGGATGGAAGGAGAGGTGGTGTAAACGATCGACCCGGGCGATTTTAAACCTCGCGTGCTATTTACTGTACGTATCACTTTACATGTGTGGCCTATTTCGGAATGGGGGCAAATATGGACATATTGGGTCAGTTTTAAAGTTTTTTTTGGTTTTGACTTCCTCTACCCCCCTTGAGGTAGGTATTAACTTAAGTGGAGAGTGTTTTATTTATTTATTAGTGAGCGCCGCTAGGCGCGAGCGCGGCGCTCTTTGTGTTTATTAATTAGGGCGGCCTCCTTGGGCCGCCCCTATTTGTGTCTTTAAATCATTAACCCGGCTCTAACAGTCGTCGCCGGGTTTATTACTTACTCACTGTGTTCGGGATTGGACTGTGTATGCCTAGAGGTAGGAAGGATGGTCAGTCTCAGGAGGCTGTGAAGGCGAAGTTTCTGGATGAGATTCAGAAGGGTCGCAATATTGGTGAGGCTTTGGCGGCTGTGGATCGCGGCCGGAAGGCTTACGAGAATTGGCGTGCGACGGACAAGGTTTTCGCTGGGAAGGTGGATAACCTTCGGGGCCGCGTCTCGGATGCTTTGGCGGTTTTGCGTGATGGTGGGTTGCCGGAGTTTCCTGAGTTTAGTGAGAAGTATTTGGATGCCCCGGTTTTTCCGCATATGCAGAATGTGGTGGATTTGTTGGAGGGCCGTGATCCCGGCTGGTTGCATCCGGCGATGAATTGGGAGCGTAACGAGCCGGACTTGGTGATTTGTAACGTCCCGCCGGAGCATGGCAAGTCGACTGTGTTGACGATGAATTATCTGTGTTACCGGATCGTGAAGGACCCGAACATCAGGATCATCGTTATCTCTAAGACGCAGGCCATGGCTAACAAGTTCTTGTATGGCATTAAGACCCGGTTGACGCACCCGAAGTACGCGGAGATGCAGCAGACGTGGGGGCCGCAGGGCGGGTATGACGCGAACTCGGAGTCGTGGTCGCAGTCGATGATTTACGTGAACTCGGATTCGCGGGATAGCGGCGAGAAGGACCCTACGGTTCAGGCGCTGGGCGTTCGTGGGCACGTTTATGGATCGCGTGCGGACATAATCATCTTGGACGACTGTGTTGACGGCACTAACGCGCACGAGTTTGAGAAGCAGATTGAGTGGATTCAATCTGAGGTGATTTCTCGTATCTCGGCCAGTGGCATGTTGCTGTGTGTTGGTACCCGGTTGCAGTCGAAGGACTTGTACGTGGAGTTGCGTAACCCGGCTCGGTACCCCGATGAGACTTCCCCGTGGTCGTACTTGTCGATGCCAGCGGTGTTGGAGTACACGGACGACCCGCAAGAGTGGACGACCTTGTGGCCGAAAAGTCATATCCCTGAAATTGGTGCCAAGGGTGAAATGGCTGAGCCTGATGCTGACGGTTTGTACCCAAAGTGGGATGGGAAGCGTTTAAACAAGAAGCGTGCCCGTATGCAACCACGAACGTGGGCGATGGTTTACCAACAGGAACAGGTAAACACTGAGGCGATCTTCTCCCCCGATATGATTTCCGGCTCCGTTAACGGTGCACGGTACGCGGGGCCGGTCCCCAGGAACGTGCCAAGTGTGCGTGATGGGCGCGGCGGTGACGGGCTGGTGTACGTGATGGGTGTTGACCCGGCTACGTCGGGTTGCACGGCGGCCGTGGTGATGGGCTTGGACGTCGCAACGCAGAAACGCTACGTGATCGACGTTTACAACCAGGCTGGTACGACGCCGACGCAGATGCGGGAGATGATTACTGGCTTTATTGACTCGTACGGCCTGTCTGAGGTTCGTATTGAGAAGAACGGCTTTCAGGGTTTCTTGGTTCACGACACTGAGTTGAACCAGTACGCGGCTAATCGCGGCACGATGATCCGGCCTCACTTCACTGGCGTCAATAAGCATGACGCTGACTTTGGCGTAGCGTCGATGACTGCCTTATTCGCTGGGTATGAGGACAAGCAGTGCATGGTGGAGTTGCCTTCGACGCAGAACAGCGAGGCAATGCGGCAAATGGTAGAGCAGTTGTCCACTTGGCAGCCTGCCGCACCTAAGAGCCAAAAGACGGACATTGTTATGGCTTTCTGGTTCGCGGAACTGGCGTGCAGGGACCGTGTGGTGACGTGGACCGGAGGGGCGCACCGCAAAAACGAGTTCCTGACTCCGTGGGACTTACGGCAACAAAGAACATTCTCGTTAACTGACGCAGAAGCGCATGGTTTGTGGAAACCAGTAGGAGCGGCATGACAGATTTCAGTAAGGACCTCAAGAAAAAGTACGAACGCTTGAGGTCTAACAACGCATCACGCGATGCTCGCATGGGTCTAGTGCGTATGATCCGCCAAGGACGCATGAACGAGGTCTACCCTGACCTGTTCCCGGCTGGCCCACTGAACATGGGCATCGTTGCGAACATGATCGACGTGGCTGCCCACGACTTGGCAGAGGTTTTGGCTCCGCTTCCGGCGTTTAACTGTGCATCATCCAAATCAGTAAGCGATTCGGCACGAAAGTTCGCTGAGAAGCGCAGCCTCATTGTTCAGGGATACGTGGCGCATAGCGACCTGGGTCGCCAGATGTACCGCGCCGCTGACCAGTACTTCACGTACGGTCACGTTCCCTCGTTGATTGAGATTGACGACGAGAACAAGATGCCCCGCATCACGTTCTGCGACGCTCTCGGTGCCTACCCGGTGTTTGACCGCTGGGGCAAGGTTAAGGAGGCGATGTTCTCCTACACCCTGACCAAGGATGAACTGCTGGATAAGTACCCGAGCGCCGCTCGCGTGCTCAAGCCGCAGCCCGGTTCGTACAACATGGATAAGAGCACGCACACAGTCGTGCGTTACCACAGTGCGACGCAGAACATCATGTTCATGCCCGAGAAAGACGGGTTCATCCTGGAGCAGTACGCGAACCCTGTGGGTATGTGTCTGGCTGAGTGGACCGTCCGGCCGACAGTGGACGGAGAACCCCGTGGGCAGTTTGACGATGTTGTGGGCGTACAACTCGCTAAGGGACGCATGGCGCTACTGGCGCTTGAAGCGGCAAACAAGAGCGTCCAGGCTCCCCTGGTGCTGCCCCCTGACGCGCAAGAGTTGGCACTTGGACCAGACAGCGTTCTGCGTACGGCGTCCGCCGAGAAGGTACGGCGCATCCCGCTAGAGGTGCCGCAGTCTGCGTTCGCTGAGCAGGGTGTTCTGGATGCGGAACTGCGTAATGGCTCCCGCTACCCAGAGGTGCGTACCGGTAACACCGACAACAGCATCGTGACCGGCCGAGGGGTGCAAGCACTCATGGGCGGATTCGATACTCAGATACGCGCTGGGCAAGCGATGTTCGCCAAGACGCTTGAGAACTTGGTGTCCAAGGCACTGGAACTTGACGACAAAATCTACTCCGATCTTGAGCGCACCATGCGCGGGAACATGCAGGGCACTCCGTACGAAATCAAGTACAAGCCTGCGCGTGATATCAAGGGTGACTACACCGTTGACGTGCAGTACGGACTCATGGCTGGGCTTGACCCCAACCGTGCGCTCGTATTCGGCTTGCAGGCACGTGGAGACAAACTGATATCCCGTGACTTCCTGCGCCGTCAGATGCCGTTCGCTCTTGACGCCACAGAAGAAGAGCAGATGGTCGACATTGAAGAGATGCGCGACTCCCTTAAGAACGCCGTAGCCGGTTACGCGCAAGCGATACCCGCGCTCGCTTCACAAGGGCAGGACCCCGCTGACATTTTGGAGCGGGTCGCAGAAATTATTGCTGGACGCGAGAAAGGGCAACCGATTGAGAAGGTTGTCATGGAGGCTTTCGCGCCAGATGAACCACCAGCCGGGGCTGACCAGGCAGGAATAGAAGCCACTGATCCTGGCTCCCTGATGGGTGGCGGCCCCGCTGGTTTAAACGCAGACGGGACCATGCGCGGAGTCGCACCGGGTCAGCAAGGCATGGGACCGGGCGGTAGGCCCGACCTACAAATGCTCATGGCTTCCCTGGGCAGCGGTGGTGAGCCGAATCTTCAAGCAGGTGTTTCTCGCAGGCTTCCAATCTAGGAGACAGAAATGGCTAGGAATCAAGACTTAATGGCCGGTATCCGCATGGGTGAGATTGCTGTCTCCTTTGTCGCTAGTGGCGCTTCTTACTCGCCTGACATTGCCGACGACATTACGCGCCGTGCCCTAGATATGTGGCACGGAGCGATTGCTTCGCTTGACGATTTCGACATGTTGGATAACGAGGACGAAGAAGAGGACGAAATCGGACCGCTTCCAGAACGTGAATTGCAGACACCACACATTGTTCATTTTGTAGAGGAATGGGGTGACGACCTTGGCTAGAGGTGGCTATCAGAAGCCGCGTAAACCGGCCCCCGTGTCGAACCCTGGGTCCCTCAGTCGTAGAACAGATGGTGGTCCTGCACAGGTGACACAAGATATGACCGGCCTGCCTTATGGCGAAAACGCCGATTTCAACGAAATGCAGTCAAGTGCACCTTTAGCGGCCACTCCCGGTCCTGCCATGAACTCAAATCCTTCGCAGGCCGGGGGTGGCACTCCATCGACTACTGGATTGTTCTCTCCCTCGCAGCGACCCGAAGAGCCAGTTACTGCTGGCGTTGACTTCGGCCCCGGCATGGGCAACCAACCCATCACTCCTGCCCGACGACTGAGCGACGTGTACGCAGAAATGGCGGCAAAGAATCCTGATAGCGAACTGACCACCATGGCTGCGATAGCACGACGCATGGGGTATTAGGTGGCTAAGAAGGACAAGAAACTCGCCGGGAAGTCTGTTCTCAGTGCCGAGTTCGATTCTTTATGGAACGCAGTAGAGCCTCCCGTAACAGTTGGGCGCAGTAACCCTGCCCTGGGGACGCCAGATAATCCTGCCGGTCGCATGAATCAGATGCGTTCGCAGATGACTCCACCCCCGTTGTCGACTGTGGACCCTGCGTTTAACGAAAAGATCGACCGTCTTGATCGGAAAGTAGACACTGCTCGGCAGGCGTACATCCGTGAGAACTTCAACCCTGGTAAGCGCCCCGGCTTCACTCGCATCACCAGCCCCGTGCCGGACGTCGACGACATTCTCGTCGGTCCCGGTGAGTACAACCCTGGCGCTCTGCCTAATGAGTACACCGAAGGCTTCAACTTGCAGGCCCAACTGGACCGCAACCGTGTGGAGCGCGGTGAGTTTGATCCGATAGAGGACGCTGACTACAACGCCATGTTCAACCCTCTCGGTGAGGGTGCGGCGCAGCAGAAACTAGAGCAAGACCTTGAGTGGCTTGAGTCTGAGGGTGACCTGCGCAACCTGTTCGATGACCCGCCGATCACGGCAATGAAGGGTCAGCAGCGCCGCAACGAGTTCATCGCCTCCAAGTACCCGCTTCTTGCGATGGGTTTGGCGCAAGGTAACTACACAGACCGTGAGATGCGCGAGTCAATCAACTTCGCTGTCGCCTTCGATGCCGCCGCTTTCCTGAACAACGTGAACATGACCGACGATCAGGCCAAAGCGTTCTTCGGCCGGATGAGTGAGCCGCAGCAACTGCTGGTTCGTGACATTGCCCAGGCGTGGCAAGAGCAAACCGTTGAGGAAGCCGAGGCTGGCACCCTTCGCGTCACCGATCAGGATTACGCGGATCAGATTGAGCAGTATCGTGCCGACGTAGTTGAGGACTTAACGTCCGGCCCCGAAGGGGGCTTCTCCCCCACCAAGTGGATGATCGGTGAGGTTGCCGAGCGTAAGGCTCGCAACGACGTCATCGGTCAGCAGGACACCGGTAACACGGTCATTACCAACACCAAGTACCTGTGGAACTGGACCGCTGGCTGGGCGTTCGACGTAGTTTTCAACCAGACCAACGAGTTCTTGCAGCAAGCAGCACGCGCTGGCGCACTCGCAGTCGACTCACTACCAGACATTCCTGGCGTGACCGGCCCCGATATGGGTTACAACGTCGGGTTCTCTAATGCGTGGGCCATGGCCAAGTTGGGTGCCATGGACCCGAAGATGGTCGCTGAGATTTCTGCCAAGTACGGCAAGCGCAAGACCGATATCGCCGTCGAAATCATGCAAGCCCAAGCCGAGGGTGACACGACACGCCTGCCAGAAATCCTGATCGAACTTGGGAAGCAGGCGCAAGAAGGCGACACGCAGGCGGTCGAACTTATGGAGTGGCTTGGTGTCACTCAGTTCCCGGGCGGTGACGGTTACGTAGAAGCGATGCAGGTCTTTGACGAGTTGCAGTTCGCTCGCACCGGCAACACAGGCAACATTCTCGCTGTCGGATTGTATGGGCAACCGTCGGCCGAGGATCGGCTAGAGCAGGGACAGTCCCTTACGTACAAAGCGGTGTCCACGATAGGTAACGTCGCTGGATACGCCCTGGACCCGCTGCTGCTGACTGGCCCCGTCAAGACAGCGATGACGGCACGTTACGGACTGTGGAAAATCCTTTCCGCAGAGGCTCGTGGAGTGAACCGCGCCGAAGAGTTCACCTCCATGTGGCAGCAGCGTGCGGTACAAAACGCTTTCAACAGTCTCGGTGGTGACCTGCGAGCAATCAACCAGGCTGGTGTCTCACGCGCTGGTGAGTTGCGTAAGAGCGTCGAAGCGCGGTGGAAGCGTTACTTCCGTCCCGAGGCACTTGACGATATGCGCCTGTACATGAAAGAACTCGGTGACGACGCCTACACACCCGAGGCTTTCCGTGACTACTTCATGGAGAACGAGAACCTGGTGCAGTTGGTTGTCGGTCAGCACGCTCGCCGTCGTCGTCAACTGGTCGTCCCCCACATGACGTCAGCCACAGTGCTGGCCAAGAAGATGGGTATGGCGGCGCGTGGCTTCACGTACACACCAGAGTCCGCGTACCAGTACGTCGACGAACTGGTCGGCCCGGGTTACACAAACTCCATGCCCGAGGAAGGTGTGCAGGCTCTCGCTAAGGCTCTTGCCGAGGCAAGCGAGAACGGCGACGAGATAGCACGCATCCTGGGTGATTTCGTCTGGGTCGACGGACAGATGGTCCGCTCATTCACGGGCACAGCATTGAAGGCGAATAAGCGCATCGGCGCTCGCTACGGCTGGCGCACTAAGGGCGGATTCCTGGCTTCCCGCCGTTGGTGGGAGCGCAAGCGCCGGATCGGTCAGCGTATGCCCATGCAGGGTGGTCCTATCTGGACTGCCGATGGACGCCATGCCAAGCGCGTAGGTGACTTCCTTGAGTGGGCTGGTATGCCCCGCCACTTCGCTCGCGGCGTCGAACTTATCTGGGCTGATAAGGCGACGACCGGTGCGCAGCGCACACAAATGCTGCCCGGGATCATTGAGCAGGGCTTGAAGGCGAGAGGCATAGATCAGGTTCCTGGTGGCAATGATGTGCTCGCCCGGTTCGCTGGCATCCCTCGTGAGGACCAGTACTCGCCTAAGTTTTTTGACGGTTTAGCCGAGGACGCCCGACTGACGGAGCAGTTTAAACAACAAATACGTCAGTCTTTCGAGTCCGAGCGTGCGCTCCGTTTCGGTGAGATGGGGCGCGAAGTCAACCAGTATCAGGTTGGCGACGAAGTTTTCATGTGGGACAAGGATGCCGGTCAGTGGAAGTCGATGACCGTTGCCACGGTGACAAACCGTGGTGGGGTGCGTTTAAAGGGCACCGGCGACAAGACGATTAGTAAGGACCTTCTTCTTCCGCAGTCTGGGAACTACCCGAACATTCCCCCGCCGCTGCGTTTGAGTGATGACGAGATTGCGAGTACACTTGATGATTATGTCAAGCAATGGGATGCCACAGCCAAGCGAGCCGACAAGTCAGCAACCAACAATAAGACTGACGAAGGAAGAGCAAAGGCAACTCAACGAGGTATTGATGCGCGGACGCGAGCCGCAACGGTTCGACTACGA